ACCGGCTTCAAGGGAGCCAACTGCCGCCACGACTGGTACCCGTTCTTCGAGGGCGTTTCCACCCGTCTGTACAGCGATAAGCAGCTGGAAGAACTGGGCAAAAGCGATCTTTACGACCTGCAGCAGGGGCAGCGAGCCATGGAGCGGCAGATCAGAGCCACACGGCGTGAGCTGGCAGGATACGACGCAGCCATGTCCGCCGCCGATCCGGACACCGCCGCTGCCATCAGGAATGATTTTGACGAAGCGGCAGTGAAGCTCAAGAAGCAGGAAGCCGCGCTGCGGGAGTATTGCCGGAGTAACGGTCTGCTCGAGGACAGCAGCCGCGTGCAGACGCTGTATGGAGACGGCACCACACAGGGCTTCGGGCGGAGCACGTCGCAGAAAGCGGTGTGGGCGAACAGGAAAGCGTTGAAAACCGACAGCAACAGTGGTATAATCAATACAGGAGCAATCAGTGGTGCTCTTAACCCTGTAAGCCCGCAGGCGGAACAACACGCAAAGCGGTATTATGAGTTCATCAGGAAAACCAAATCGGACATATCGAAGATTTCAGCGCATACCGGCATCTCTGCAGATAAGATCGAGAAAATCAAGAATCACATCTTTGTTTCCGAGCATATCCTTGATGACGGCGTTAGGCGTTTCGATCCGTCGTACAGTATGGCGGTTTCATGGCAACGGTTGATGAACGGAGAATACATTGAACGCGATATTGTTTTGCTTAAGCATGAATACGCTGAACTCCGATACATGGAGAGAGGCTTATCTCAGGCTGAAGCTCATGTAAAAGCATCGAAGCGATACAATTACGCAAAATATCTCGACTAACAGGAGGTGTCAAAAATGGTTGCCCTTAAAAACATCAGCACAAGAAACAACATTGTGATCTGTGATTACTTCCCGGAGGGAAGCGATTGCCTCGGGCATATCGAAGTAGACACCGGTACCGGCGAGATAATCCGCGTTGATTATTCCGATTATGAATACGGCAAAAAAACTTATGCTGGCAAGGCACGTGCAAAGCTCATGGAGCTTTATGCTTCCGGCGAAGCTTTACCAAGTGAAGCCGTTGCTATTTGGTATTAGCAGACAACCACATACAGTCAAGCATCTCACCCGATCGGGCGAGGTGCTTTTCTTATACCCATTTTCACAAATCGGCTGGGGCGCGAGCCTAATCGGCGCGGCGGCAGGTGACGCAACCACCTACAAAAGCGTAGCCGCGGAAAGGAGTAAGCCATGAAAACAGAAGAACTGACCGCCCTCGGTCTGACCGAGGAGCAGGCAAAGAGCGTGCTGGCAATGAACGGCAGGGACATCGAGCGCCACAAGAACGACGCTGAGGCTCTGCGTACCCAGCTTGGCACCGCTCAGAAGCAGCTCAGTGAAGCCAACGGCAAACTGGAGGGCTACGATCCCGAGTGGAAAGCCAAGTCGGAGAAAGCTCAGCAGGATGCCGAGGCACAGATTACTGCCCTGCGCCGCTCCCACGCCATCGAGGCAGGCATCGCCGAGCGCAAGGGACGCAACGTCAGAGCCATCCGCGCCCTGATCGACGAGGCGGCGGTCACCGTCAACGACAAGGGCGAGGCCATTGGTCTTAACGAGCAGCTTGACCGCATACAGGCAAGCGACGGCTTCCTGTTTGAGAGCGACAAGCCGGCTCCTGTTTTCTCACGATCGGCTCCGGGGGCAAAAACCAATGCCGACCCGGACAAGAAAGCGCAGGCCAACGCCGGTCTGCGCGCGTTATTCGGAAAGGAAGGATAATTAACCATGTCCAACATTGTAAACCGCGAAAAGGTGGAGGCTCTCATAAGAGAGCAGGTCACCACAGAGATCATGCAGCAGGCGCCCACCCAGTCCGTCTTTATGGAGCTGGCGCGCAAGCTGCCCAACATGACCAGCAAGCAGACCCGTATCCGCGTGCTGGATCTGCTGCCCATGGCCTACTGGGTCAACGGCGACACAGGCTACAAGCAGACCTCCGAGCAGGCGTGGGATAACGTCTATCTCTCTGCCGAGGAGCTGGCGGTCATCGTGCCCATTCCCGAGGCTGTTCTGGACGATGCCGAGTTCGACATCATGGGCGAGATCACTCCCCGCGTCATCGAAGCCATCGGCAAGCGTGTGGACGCAGCCGTTATCTTCGGCACAAACAAGCCCGAGGGCTGGCCTCTGGGTATCGTTCAGCGCGCCCGTCAGGCAGGCAACAACGTAGCCGCGACCACCGACCTCTATGAGGATATCATGGGCGAAAACGGCGTTATCTCCAAGATCGAGCAGTACGGCTATATGCACACTGGCGCTATCGCCGCCACGTCCATGCGCGGCAAGCTGCGCGGTCTGCGCGACGACATCGGTCGTCCGCTGTTCACTCCCTCCGTCCAGGGCAAGTCCCAGTACGACCTCGACGGCGAGCCTATTCGCTTCCCCCGTTCCGGCGCTTACGATCCCGCCATCGCACAGATGGTGGTGGGCGACTGGAAGCAGGCGGTATACGCCATCCGTCAGGACATTACCACCAAGATTCTCACCGAGAGCGTTATTCAGGATCCTGCCACCGGCAATATCGTCTACAACCTCGCTCAGCAGGACATGATCGCCCTGCGCGTTGTCTTCCGCATGGGCTGGGCACTGCCCAATCCCGTCACCGGACTTGACAGCGACCGCACCGGCTGCCCCTTTGCCTATCTGGAGCCCTCCTCGCCCCAGACCACCCAGACCATCACCTTCACTGTGACCGACGGTGAGAGCGCCGTAGCAGGCGCTTACGTCTCCATCGGCGGCGCTCGTCTCAAGACCGATGCAAACGGTCAGTGCGTATTCAATCTGCCCGCAGGCAGCTACACCGCCAAGATTAAGGCCAAGGGCTTCACCGCAAGCGAGGTCGGCGTGACTGTTGCCAGCGCAGCAGTTACTCAGAGTATCACGCTGACTGCTGCATCCTGACGGAGGGCTGAGCCATGAGCAGACTGACCGACGCCCTCTGCGCTCTGGGTGAGCTGATGACCGGCGCCACCATCAGCGGTGACACGGTAACAGAGATCATTGAAAAAATCGCGGCGGAGTACCCTTCCTCCGCACAGCCTGAGATACCCGATACAGAGAGTGATCCTTCCGACACCGGAAGTGATCCTTCTGACCCCGAAAGTAACGATCCCGATTCAAGCGGCAACGAATAATCCAAAGGAGGCGGCATGATGCTGGACAACAGCAATGGAGCAGAGTTCTACCGCGACATCTACTGCGGACGGTTCAAGGATCGCGACGCGCTGCCCTTTGAGCGTGCGGCGGCACTGATGGATACCCTGACCTTCGGGCGTGCAGGTGAGGTTACCGACCCTGTACTGGAACGCAAGGTGCATTTTGCGCAGTGCGCCATCATCGACGAGCTGATCGCCGACGATGCTGCCCCTGCTCGTGTTGCCTCCGAGACCACAGCCCATGTGTCCGTCACCTACAGCGACACCTCCGCGCAGGGGCAGCTCTCACGCTGCCGAAGCGCGGTCATGCGCTATCTGGGGGACACGGGGCTGCTATACAGAGGAGGGTACGCATGATCGGCAACCAGACCGTCACGCTCTTTCACAGGCTGGGCGACCGGCAGTGGAAGATCAGCGTCATCGACCGATGTATGCTTTGCGGCACGCTGAGCCGCCGCACGGCAGGCACGGGACAGGTGCAGGCGGATACTTGCACCGTGCTGCTGCCCGTCAACGATGTCAGCCGCAGCATACTGCCCGACGATGTGCTGATCCCCGGCGATCATTCGGCGCTGTCCGATCAGTCGTCCCGTCGCGAGCTGCTGGCGGTGCGCGGCAGCCTGACGGTAACGTCGGCGGTCGTGCATGACTACGGCTCGGAGAATGTTCGGCACGTGGAGGTGAGCGGCGTATGAGCATGAGCTTCAGCGGACGGCTTGAGCTGTCCGACATTGACTACATCATCAAAAAGCGTGGGCTCAACAACCGCGGCTCGGTGCAGTATCTCATCGACAGCGAGGTCATCCGTCTCAGCGATCCCTATGTACCAATGCTCTCGGGAACGATGAAGGATGCCAAAAGGCACACCTTCATCGGCTCGGGTGACGTACGCTACAAGACACCCTACGCGCCGAGACAGTATTACAGCAACGCAGGCAACGGCATCGAGGGCACAGCCCACGGCGGCAAGCGCGGCAAGCTGTGGTTTGAGCGCATGAAGATCGACCACAAGGACGAAATTCTCCGCGCCGCCGCAAAGAAAGCCGGTGGTTTTGTATGACGCCCATCATCCAGTATCTGACCGATTTCTTCGCCGGCTGTCCCCGCATTGCCGAGGGCGTGCTGAGGGCTGATTATCTCGGCTCGGAGGAGAACGACTTTACGCTGGAGTGTGTACCCTGCGATCCCGTTATCAAGCGGTACGTCGGCGGCTCCACCCTCCGGCAGTATCTTTTCATAATCGGCACCCGTCAGGCGTACGGCGAGGACACCCTGCAGAATATTGCCAACAGCGGTCTGTGCGAGGATATCTTCGCGTGGATCGAGGAGCAGAATTCCGCACGCAATCTTCCCCG